GAGGCAGGGGCGTGATTGGGAGGCGGAACTTAAACAACGCGCGAAAGAGATCTCGCTCATGCGCGAGCTGGGACTCTCGGCCGATTCAACTTCACTTTCTCCAGGAGATGTAACGGATGACGAACACATTGCAGTCGAACCAGCAGAGTGAGGTGGATGCCGAGTCGGTACCCAGCTCGCTACGAATCGTTTGTGACGATGCCAGTTCGATCAATTTACAAGCCGCTGAGGCTGCCGAAGAGGGCAAGCCGGCGCTGCGAAAGTTCTCAATGGTTGCGTACACCGGTGGCGCAATGCGTCTGGGTGGCTGGCCCTACCCTGTGGTTGTGGACCTAGCAGGCATGCGAGTGACTCGCAAGTCGCGCCCAATTCTCAAGGACCACGATCGCGCCAGTATCGTTGGTCACACCGACGACATCATGGTCGGCGATTCGCGGCTTGAAGTCGCTGGTGTGATCTCAGGTGTAGGTAACACAGCTCAGGAAGTCATCGCCACCAGCGAGAACGGTTTCCCTTGGCAAGCATCGCTCGGTGCGAACGCCGACAAGGTTGTTTTCATTCCTGAAGGTAAGACTGCGTCCGCCAACAGTCGCGAGTTCAAAGGTCCTGTTTACATCGCACGTAAGTCAACTCTCGGGGAGGTGTCGTTCGTGGCTCTCGGTGCCGACGATGACACCGAGGCACGTATCGCGGCTGGCCAAGCTGGCGATGACGAGGACGTCGACAACGAACAGCGGGATGACGACACCACCGAGTCCGATGATTCGGAACTCGATCCTGTCAATGCAAGCTTGGACCTGGGTGGCAAGCCTAAGCGTCCTATCACTAGTGGAGTTGTTTCCAAGATGCGTATCGAAGCCGCTGCTGAATCCAAACGTATCGCCGGCATTCGCAAAGTTTGCGCTAGCAAGCACACGGAGATCGAAGCTCGCGCCATTGAAGAAGGCTGGAGCGTTACCAAAACGGAGTTGGCAGTGCTACGAATTGAACGACCTAAGGCCCCTGATCAACAGGCGAGCCAACCGATGTACCGTCGCGAAGTTCTCGAGGCAGCTTGCTGTCTATCGGTTGGACTCGACGAAACGAAGCTACTCAAGGCTTACGGAGAGCGGACGCTCAACGCTGCCGACCCGCTGCGGCACATTGGCTTGCGAGAACTTGTCGCTGAATGCGCGCGATTGGAGGGCCACGACATTCCGCGCGTATTCGGCGACGGTACTGCGACGATTCGCGCCGGCTTCTCAACGATGTCGCTACCTGGCATCCTTGAAAACGTTATGAACAAGACGCTTTTGTCTGCCTATGAGTCGACGCCGATCGCTGCGTTCGATCTTTGCAGTATCGGCACTGTGAGTGACTTCAAGGAAATCTCTCGCTATCGATTGCTTGGCACGGGTGGCTTCGAGAAGGTCGCGCCCGATGGTGAGCTGAAGCATGGCAAGCTCTCGGACCAGAAGTACAGTAACAAGGCTGACACCTATGGTCAGATCCTTGCACTGACTCGCCACGACATCATCAACGATGATCTCAACGCATTCATGGACATCCCTCGCCAAATGGGACGCAGTGGTGCGGAGTCAATCGATGAGCTGTTCTTCACGCTGCTGCTCAAGAACACCGCGTTCTTTTCTTCGGCCAACGGTAACTTGCTCACAGGGCCTGACACTAAGTTCGGCCCTGATTCCCTGACCATTGCTAAGACCACCTTCCGAAAGCAGAAGGTCGGCCCTGGCAACAAGGCCAAGGACCAGAAGCCGATCAACATTCGCCCCGAGTTTTTGGTAGTTCCCGTCGAGATCGAAACGGATGCGGAACTGCTGATGGGCTCGGCGCAGTTGATGATGGATGCCCAAGGGACGCCGACCAAGATTCCAGTCGACAACCCTCACCGCAACAAGTATCGCGTTATTTCAACGCCGCACTTGTCGGACAGTTACTACCAGGGAGCCAGCGGCTCGGCTTGGTATCTGTTCGCCAATCCGAATGTGCTGCCTGCGTTTGAGATCGTGTTCCTCAATGGTCGACGCACGCCTGTCATCGAACGCGTTGAGATGCCGGCCAACACACTGGGCATGGGCTTCCGCTCATACATCGACTTCGGTGTGAACTCGCAAGACCCACGCGCCGCGGTGAAGGTCACCGGCGAGTAAGCCTCGTCTCCTGGCCGTTCTGAAACCAACCATTTTTCGTCCTCAAGGATTCCATAATCCATGCAAGCTCAATTCGTTCATGACGGTAAGGCCGTCGATTTCACTCCCACCGCTGATGTCGCGGTTGGATCAATCGTGATCCAAGGTGACCTAGTAGGCATCACCAAACGCGACATCAAAGCCGGCTCGCTAGGCTCCATCGCTGTTGAAGGTGTCTTTGATATTCCCAAAGACCCTGCTTTAGCTGTCGAGTTCGAAGCTGGGACCAAGGTTTACGTTGACGAGGATGGCAGCGTCGTCGCTGACGATGTTGGCACCAAGTATCTCGGCAAAGTCGTGAATGATGCTGCCGCTACCGATTCCTTTGTCCGCGTTCGCCTGAGCCAGTGATGAGACACCGTGAGCAACAACGCACGAATCATAAACATTGGAGCGATCCACGTTGCTGACGGCACGACCGTCGACTTCGTACCCGAGGTTGATGTGCCTGCAGGTTCGATCGTCGTCGTGGGAAAGCTCGTAGGCATCGCCAAGTTTGGGATTAGTGCGGGCTCACGAGGCAGCATCACGGTTCGCGGCGTCTTCGACGTCGTGAAAGACCCAACTACCAACATTCCGGCTGGAACGATCCTTTACTGGTCGCAGATCAGCTGGCATGTGGTCAAGAACGCTTACGCCCATTCGATGATCGGCAAAGCCATAGAAGCCTCGCCGCCAGGCACACTCACAGTCCGTTTACGTTTGAGTCAATAGATGATGGCATCAATTGCAAAAGTAACCATCGATCGAGCTCGCGCAACGCAGTCCTTGCGGATGGCCAATGGTCTAGTCAGCCAATGGCTCTCGGTGGGCGAGTTTCGCAGTTGCTTTTGCTTGGCGAGCCAATCCGTTCCATCGGCATGGATCATCGAAGGGCGTTTACCCAACGGTGACAACGTTCAACTCGCCAGTTATGCAACCGACTTGTTTGATCCCGCCAATCCACGCTACGTCACGATGAAGGCGATGTGTGGTCTGCCCATTCGATTCGTTGCCGCTACGCCTCAAACGAACGCGCGATTGTGGGTGGTATTCAAGAGTTAGCGACGACTACCGCTGGCCCGCACCAGGGGCACGAGTTGGGCCTCGGCTCTCCAAACGATCCTTGCGTTTGCGGTCCAGCGTTAGTCGTCACTATCAATAGTTTCAGAAACGAGCTCAATATGATTCATAAACAATTGATTTCAGCCTGTGCATTGGTGCTGCTCGTATTGGCTGGCTGCGATTCGGGCGTCGTCAATGTCCGTGCCTTACCAACACCTGAACCAGAGCAACCTCCAGCCAATTTGCCAGTGCAATTGCATCAGCGCAATTGGACAGGTTCGCTTGGTCAAGGGAGCTGCGTTCACGCCTCGCTCGTAAACCATCTGCGTTGGCTCAATAGATTCGAGCTTGGCGAACGCTGGCGAACGACCTATGCCGACGGCGAGTGGGACTCACGTCTGCGTGATCGCTTGGATGCTGCCGGCATCGACTACAGCTACACGCTCAAGGCCGACCCACGCTTCTTGGATTGGGCCAGTGCAACCAGGCGTGGAGCAATCCTCTGGTGGAAGCCAGCGCACTGCTGCACGTTCGTCGGCTGGATCGAGCGCGATGGGAAGCAATACGCCGCGATCCTCGACAACAACTATCCGGGGCGATTCGAACTCACGCCTCGTGAACAGTTTATCCGCTTATGGGCTGGCTACGGAGGCTTTGCCCTAACCGTTCTCAATGATCCAAGCAGTTCACTGCCTTACCAAAGTTATGAGGTTCTGTAATCACCATGATCAACGATACGATTCGAATTCGCTTAAGTTTAGGCCTGATCGTGGTGGCAATCGTCCACGCGATTCTCCTCGGTGTTGTATTCACGGCTTTGCATAACAAGCCGGCGCAACCACAGCCCGAGCAGAGCTGGACGGTACCAAACTATCGACCAACTTCGCCAAGTGTTGGAACGATCGAGAAGTTGCAAGAGCCGCAGTCGGTGAACTTGCAGGCTCAGGGAGAGATCAAGCAACAGATCCGCAACTGTCCACCGAATTGCTTACCACAACGCATCTATCCCGCGCCAGTGGTAGTTCAGCCCACAATCGTGCAACCGACCGTCGTGACGCCGACTGTGACGCCTACAGTGGCTCCACCGGTACCTGCCGCGCCGAACTTTGTGGACACTCAAAAGCCAACACAAGAGCCGCTGGTTGTAACGCCGGTCTCTACCCCTGCTTCTCCTCCACCGAAAAAGAGCTACCAGATCGCCCTGTTCGTTAACACCGATGCAACAAGTCAGCGACTTCAAGAGTGGTTTACGCAGAACAAGCAACTAGCAACCTTGAAAGAGAGCTGCGAGTTCCAGGTCTACACAGCGACCAATGCGATCTACAAGACTCGCTACGCCGACATTGTGCCTGCCGAACAGTTCCCTGTGGTCCTTTTCCAAGATGCGACCGGCGGACACATCCATGCCGCAGGTCGATCGATGATTCCGAGCACACCAGAGGAGCTCTACTCGGACCTCCGTCACGGTTACTTGCTTTACAAGCAAGCCAAGCAGGCACAGAAGACCGGAGCGGTCAAAACCAAAGGTTACTCCTGGGACGATGCGATCACCCCAACGCTCTATCTATCGGCTGAGGATTGTCCCGATGGCTACTGCCCGACGCCGCCATCCGAGGATCGTCGGCCTCTGGATCGAGTCCGCGACTTATTCGATGGAGCCAAAGACACTCGTAACGCATTGATGTGGCTGTCGGCCGGCGAGATCGCAACCGTCGCACTCATTGGAATTGCAGCCGTGTTGCTGGTCTTCATTTTGATCAAACGCGGCATTAGCTGAGCGTTGCCCTAACCCAATCCATCTTCCTAGTGAGGTTCTAAACAAACATGCTACTAACCATCGCCATCATTGTGGTCGTTGTCCTTCTTGCAGTCGCTCTCCTTCCCATGAAGAAACGCGAACCAGAGCACCTCAGGCAAGCTTCGCCGGTCGCCTTTCTAACCCCAGAGCCGGCACCACCAGTTCGCCAAACAACGCTTCGTCAGCAACAGCTCGATGAAGAGGCGACCGCCGTTGCCTCTGAATACCAACGACGCGCTGACGCAGTTTGGTTGGAGGAAGTGCGTGGCAAGGCATCGAAGCTGCTTAGTGGGGAACAACGATGATCGGCTGGCTTCTGTTTTTTCTGGTGTCGTTAACACTGTCGTTTGTATTCGGAACGATCACCGGATTCTATCTGCGATCAGTAGCCGATCCGACTCGGGTTGGAACCGCTGCGATTGGCTCAATCACTGGCCTTTTGTTGCGACTATTCCCAATAAAGAAGGAAGAGTCATGACCGACATGCTTCAGAAAGGCCAGGAGTGGCTTGCCTCAAAACTCACCCAGCATGCGTCTCGCCAAGTTGTATATCGCCGAGGAGAGCTGGGAGCCACGCTCCAAGCAACGATCGGCAAGTCGATGTACGACCAGGACGATGGCGAGGGCATTGTTACTCGAAGCCAAGTTCGTGATTTCCTGATCGATACCTATTCACTGCTCTCGTCGATCATCGGCACGTTGCCACGCCGCGGTGACACGATTGTTGAGATCGATGGCGACCACACCTTTATTTTTGAAGTGATGGCCCTTGGTGGCGATCCGCCTTGGCGCTACAGCGATCCATTCCGTCTGAAACTTCGAATCCACACCAAACAAATCGAATCCCATCCGTCATGACGACCGTTTTACAAGTTGCCGATAGTGTCACCGCCCAGCTCAATGCGGCTGAGTTCGATTTTGAATTCGTTGCCGAGCGAATGTACGTTCCCAACTTTGACCTCGAAGACATGAAGGAACTCCGCGTGACAGTTGTACCTCGCGACGTCGAGTTGTTTCCGCACGATCGCGCACACAACAAGTACCACTGCCGCGTTGATGTTGCGGTGCAGAAGAAGTTTTCGAAGGGAACCAACGAGGAGATCGATCCGCTGGTTGATCTTGTGGAAAAGATTGCCGACGAGTTTCGCCTGAAGAGGCTCGATTCATTTCAAGCGGCTCGATGCGTGAAGGCCGAGCATGCAGTGCTGTATTCCAGCGAACACTGGGAACAACTGCGCCAGTTTACAAGCTTGCTGACCTTAACCTTTGAACTAGCGCGATGATCAAGATCACGGTCCGAACTCAGTTCGATAAGCAGAAGCTCAGGAAGAAGGCGGAAACAGCGACCTTCACTTCGTTAAGCGAAGCTGGCGGTGCGGTTCGAAAGACTGCCAAGCGGAGCATTCGGAAACGTAAGAAGGCGTCGAAGCCCGGAAGCCCACCGAATACACAGACAGGCATGCTCAAGCGAGTGATTCGCTACGACGTCACTAACAACCGAACCGTTGTCGCGATCGGCCCTGTGAATGAGATTGCTGGTCGCATTTGGAACTTGCATGAATTCGGCGGCGTGGCAACCAAGCGTCGCAAGCTCAAGCCCCATCGCTTCAAGGTTGGTGAGCACGGTCCGATTCGCGCCATACAACACGGAAGCAAGACCAAGTTTGCGAGGATTGAACTGCGAACTGGAGCTCAGGCGAATCGAGCCACTCGTCTAATTGCAGAAGAGAACGAGCGACGCAGTGACAACAAGCCTCGCCATTATCCCAAGCGACCATTCATGAAGCCGGCACTGGAAGTCAATCGGAGTCGGCTCCCTACGTTCTGGGCCAACTCAGTCAAGTAAACGTTCGCCATAAGGAATCACTCACAATGCCAGAAGTCAAACTCGGTCTCGAAGCCGTACTCACTATCGACGGCGTCGAGATCACCAATGTCAAGGATTTGACAGTCAGCCTCGAGAAGGCCGAAGCCGATGCCAGCACACGTGCCAACAACGGCTGGCGCGCCACCGTGGGAACACTCAAGGATGCATCCATCGAGTTCACTGTGCTCAACAAAGAAGGTGACTCGGCCTTCGGACTTCTTCAAGGTCTCTGGAGCAGTGGTGATCCGTGTGATGTCGGCATCAGCGACGCTGGTGGAACGCTCACACTGACCTGCGAAGTGATGAACTTCAATGTCAATCAAAACCTGGAAGAGGTCATTTCCGCTGATGTGACTCTCAAGCCGACGCAGTCGAGCTCGGGTAGTGGCTTGAATGTGGGACCAGGCTTGGCTGGTCCTTGATCGCTGGCGTTGTAGTTGGTTTAGAGGATTCCTAACTCACAGGGAGGCATCATGCAGAAGTTCGTTGACCGCGCCGGTCGCATTTGGATTGTGGATATCGACAACACGACGTTGCGCCGCGTGAAGACTCTCACCGGAGTGCATCTTCTTGAAGCAATCGATGGTGATTTGATCACGCGACTCTCGACCGATCCGTTGCTGTTGGGCGATGTTCTGTTTGCGATCTGTAAACCGCAAGCGGACCTGCAGCAGATCACGGACGAAGCCTTCGGTGAAGGCCTCGCTGGCAATTCGATCGACGATGCAACGGGCGCACTCCTCGAAGCACTGATCAACTACTTCCCGGAGTCGCGACGCCGTCTTCTGCGGAAGGCGGCCGAGAAGCAGAAGCTGATCGAGACGCGGGGGATCAGTGCGATCGAGAAGCGACTGGACGATCCGAACTTGGTCGACAAGCTCGTAGAAGATCTCGAACGCAAGCTCGCTGTGCCGACATTGAACGACTCATCGTCCGACTTGCCGGAATCGTCGGAGTCGATCCAGGTCCCTTAACACTTCGCCAACTTGTGCTGATGGCTGAGGCCAAACGCCAACACGATTGGAATGTCGCGAGCACGATCATGGCACTGATGGCCGAGATGAACCGTGATCGCAAGAGGCGTCGCAAGCCATTCAAGCCCGACGACTTCAATCCCTACGCAGACCAAAAGCCAATCGTTGCTCGCGGAACTGTTGAGCAAGCAGCAGCGATGCTCGGTGCTAACTTTCAACCAAGAACGTCAGAATCGCCATGTCGCAAGTCAGAGCCGGAGGAGCCTACGTCGAGCTGA